GCTAAAAAAGCCGCAAAGAAGAAGCGTAAAGGGAGACTTAGCGACGATGATATCGATAATCAAGTGGCAGCGGAAAAGAGAGGGAAGTCAGTAGATAAATCTGGGCTGCAAGACCCCCCTAAACCGCAGCCGAAAGTTACAACTCCTCTTACGGATTCTACTCGAATGATTAGCTTTAAAGAAGGCATCGCTAAGGCAGTCAATACCTATCTTAATGAAACAGGTGACACGAAGAGAAGAAACAAGGAAGCGAAAAGGGAACGGGATAAGGCTAAAGGACGGACGTACGGTGATGTAACTCTTGGTCAGGTTGTAGCAGGTAGAAAAGCCGCCAAACATGACAAGACCTTTACCGCTGGAGCAACTGTTAGAGCGGGGAGAGATGCTACTAGGGCTGAAGATGCAGCTAACATCCCAGTGGGACCTAGTAGAAGAGATAAGCTAAAAGCAAAATTAGCATTCAAGAAAGATCAGAGGGATAACCCTCCGGAGGAGGAACCAGAGCGAACTCAGTCAACAGCCGAATACCGAAGGGATAAAGTAAGGGGTAGAAACTCTTTTAACGATAAATAATTATAAGTAAAGTTGTTACAACTTACTACATAACTACATAGAGGTTCTATTTATGTCAAATACGTCAGAAGTTATCAAAGATGTTGCCAGTTATTTGCCTGAGGGTTTAGATGAGTCTACCCTTGAAAAGGTAGCCGGTCTCATCTCGGTAACTATAAAACAAAAAGTTCAAGAAGAGGTTCAAGACCTATCCAACAAGGTGACCTCTTTCATTCGCGGCAACGTCGAAAAGTTAAAGGAGCAAGCCCTTAAAGAGCTTGAGTTGGAAAACGAGACATTTAGAAACGCTCAGATGTTTGAGAGTGTCCGATCTATGTTTGCTGTTGAGCTTAACGCTCAAGACGAACTCAATGGTCTAGATGCCCTAGCTTCTATTGGTGAAGCGCAAGAAGAGAAGAATGATGCTCTCCTTCGCCAATTAGATAAGCTACTCAAAGAAAACATTAATCTTAAGAGATCGGTTAAGCTCTCTTCAGACAAAAACATTAAGTTAGAAGAATCCTTAGGTACTGTCGAGAAAGCTGCTCGCAAACTTAAGGAAAACTCTAACGCAGAAAGGCGACTTTCTGATAAGGCACTCGTCATTAGTGAAGATAACTTCAAAGTGAAGGAAGCTAGTGAAAAGTTAGTAGAGAACCACGCTGTCCACAATGAATGGATAAATCAAGGCGTGATAGACAAACTCAATAATAATTTGAGAGGATAATAGTATGACTTCTATAGACAGAAACGAATTACTTAAGCGTTGGGAACCACTCCTTGATGGTATCGCGGATGAACACATCGCTTATCAAACTGCTCGGTTGTTTGAAAACCAAGCAAAAGCTTTTAAGAGTACTACTCTTAACGAAGAGGCATTAAGCCAAAACGCGACTACCACTGGTAAGATCGGCACCTTCCAAAAGTTTGCATTCCCGATGATTCGTCGAATGTACCCGGAACTTATGTTCAACAAGATCGGTGCTACGCAAGCCATGGAAGGCCCTGTGTCGCAGATCTTCTACATGGGTAACTCCAGAGCGCATGATGGCAATGAGCAAACGATGTACTCCAAGTTCAACATCACGCCGAAGAACTTGGTGGCGAAGCCTATTGGTTCCTTCACTGGTACTGCTGCACAAGCGGCATTGGCTGGTAATGCGAACTGGATGGCTGGGACGAACGCAGCGGGTGCGGAGCAAGGTGCTCCTGCAAGTGGCCTTCAGGCTGGTGACTTTGCTTCACCTACGGCTTCTAGCTTTGACCTTTCCAATGTTCTTAATGATCGCAACGGTTCGCCTTCGACTACGATGGGTGGTCAGCTTGCTTCTTTCCCAAGTGGCACCTCGATTCTCGGCTACGCCGTTTCGGCTGGTGAGCGACTTCGTGGTAACCTCATTCCTGAGGTTAACATGCACATTCAGAAGCAGACTGTTCAAGCTCGTGAGCGTAAGATGAGAGCCGTTTGGACGCTCGAAGCTGCTCAAGACCTCAAGGCATACCATAACCTTGACATGGAAGCTGAACTGACGGATCTTCTCTCGAAGGAAATGAACCTTGAGATTGACCGTGAACTGATCGAAGACATTCGCATGATCGCTTACGGTCCTGCTGCGAATGGCGGCGGTTGGGATATCGAAAGTCTTTACCAGGGTGGTGCGGATAACTTCACTGGCAACGGTGGTACTGCTGCTAATGCGGTTCTGCCGGGTAACGGCGGCACTTTTGTTGCTGGTGCTTACGAGTATGACTTCTCCACCGGCACGGGGTCGGTCGCGGAAGAGGATGACCTAACAGCAGCTGCTCGGGGTATCAACCGTAGATACTCCAACATCTTCGTGATGGACCTGAAGCGGTTCACGGATACTGCGACTACTTTTGCTCCACAGCACTTGGGTCAAGTCTACTCGAACGTCCTTGCTCTGATCAACCACGCAAGCCAAGATATTTACAAGACTACTCTTCGTGGTCCGGGTAACGTCTTGATTACTTCGCCTGTGATTGCTACGATGCTTGAGTCGGCTGCGAAGCTTGAGGGTGGTCTTCCTAGCGATGCCGGTCCTACGAACACGACCGGAAGCCAAATCACTTACAAGGGTAAGTTTGCTGGCAAGTATGATCTGGTTGTTGACCCGATGTTCCCTGACGATGAAATCATTGTTGGCTACAAGGGTTCAAGCCCGATGGACGCTGGCTTCTTCTACTGCCCTTACATCCCGCTTCAGCCGCTGGATACGGTCGTGGATCCTGAGACCTTCCAACCGAGAAAGGGTATCCTGACTCGCTATGGTAAGGTTGCAACTCAGCCTGCTTCGAGATTCTACCGAGTTATCCGACTGATCGGAACTGGTTCTGACTTCATCACGCCGGAACTCTACCGTAACGAACGTAACCAGGGTACTCCATTCGCTGGTGAATACTCCGTTAATGGGTCCTAAGAGTTAACTCTTAGTTAAAAGATAAGAAAGGGTTCAGATTATATCTGAACCCTTTTTTTATAGGAAGGGTAAATAATTGTATGGCAGATAAAATAGGAATACCCACCTTAGCTAGCTACGGGTCCTCATACGGAAAGTATGGAGGTAATAAGTTAAGTGATCAAATTGATCCTGAACCTAAAACTAAATCCTTAAATAATAGGGATGCTACTAGTACAGGTGAGTGGAAACCTTTTGAGCGCACGGTTAAGGACTTTGTCTTTGGGCGACTTGGTTACCCTGTAGTAGATGTAGAGCTAGAGGACTTCCAAGTAGAGACCTGTATCGAAGAAGCCATATCAAAGCTAGAGTATCACTCTCCTGACTGGATGACTCAATATGCTAGCTTTCAAACGTCTGCTGGGATTAATGTGTATGAGCTTCCTGCGGAGGTAGCTAATAACCTAAACGATGTCTGGTATCAGAGAGACTTCTTTAAGTTTGGTGCCAGCCCAGGATCCTTAGAGTATGATTTCTCTATCATGTTCTTCACTAATTCAGGGATGTTTAACAACTACAATGTAAGCCAGTATTTGTTAATGCAGCAATACCTTAAGCAGGTAAAAAATGTCTTAGGTAAAGCATCTTCTTGGCAGCTAATAAATAATAAATACTTGCATATCTGGCCTGTTCCTGAGAGCAATGAAGAGGGAGTATTACTAGAGTTTAGAGCTTTAGATGCTGAGACTGTTCACCCTACTTACAAGAACTGGATTCAGAGATATTCTTTAGCTGTTGCTAAGGAGATCCTAGGAAGGATTAGAGGTAAGTACCAAACCCTCCCAGGCCCCTCAGGAGGCTCTAGGTTGGACGGTGATGCCTTATTATCCGAATCACGGGAGGATAAGCAACTATTAATCGAGGAGCTTACGACGGAACTGGAGCAGCCTCCATTATTCGACATTTTCTAACCCCCTTGAGCTATGAGGTACAAAGTAACCACTCCCCCTACTAACTTCCCTGAGGAAAGAGATTCACGACTTTCTTTGTACAGAAAGGTAAAGGATAAAAATCTTTTTAACATGATTGATGCTGAGAACATCAAACTTGCAGGATCAAGGATTTCAGTCTACAAGTATATCCCCTCGGAGGATATTGACGAGGTCTACATGGAGTCTCGCCAAAAGACTATAACGGGAGAAGCTGTTAAGTTATGGGCACATTACGATCCTAGACCTATAGAAGAGAATCTATCTCAGTTCGGTGTAGAGATTCAAATAGATCAAGTGTTTATATTCAACAAATCCTACACGGAGAAAGCTCTGGGTAGGGCCATAGAGATTGGAGATGTCTTAGAGCCTGAGTTCCAAGACATTAAGTTTGAAGTTTTTGAGGTCCAAGAAGATAGCTTTGAATCGTATGGAGTTTACCATCTATTAGTTCACGCTAAGGTTCTTAGGGACACTAAGGAAATCCATAACGAGAGCTACTTCGATAGGACTAACGATATCGGTGGTAAAGTTTAGTGAGTACTTTTCGCCTTAAAACTCAAATACACGACCTCACTACTAGCAAGATTAGACCTGTTGTAGCCAATGTATACAAAGAGAGCCTGCGGCAGTTAATATCTCTGCTAGGGGGGTTACATTACTTTGATGGT